AGGTACTAATGTCAGGACAAAGGAAGACGCAGACAACAATGGTGTTAGCCTTGATCAAGTAGAGGAAGCAGCAAAGGCTATTGCTGATGCTGATAACAACAGGACAATCATCTTTGAGATGATGAGCCATGATGATCCTCTTAAGCTACTCGACTACACTAGGCTGGCAGTATCATCCTACGGTGCTGACTATGTATTCGTTGACCACGTACAACGTCTAGCCTATCTGTCTAACTCTGGTGTCGATGGTGCTACCAGCACGTTGACCACACTAGGGTCACGTATGGCACAGCTTGCTAAGGAGTTAAACATAGGTGTGATATTTATATCACAGGTCAATGATGATGGACGTACTAAGTATGCTGCATCATTGGAAGAAGAAGCAATCATCTGTATTAAGATAGAACGTAATGCAGAGAGTGAGGATGAAGTAGAACAGAACACCACTAACTTTATCGTAGATAAGAACAGACCTTTTGCTAAACTAGGTAATGCTGGTTCTGTTTACTACGATCCTGTTACTACTGTACTTAGAGAAGATACGTTTTCAGAGGGGTAAGACAATGATAGTCTTTGACATAGAAGCCGATGGCTTATTTAGGGAGGCCACCAAGATACATTGTATGTCGTATACTACGGATGGTAAAACATTTGTATCAACATGCGACTACAATGAAATGAAACATATCTTACTTACTCAAAAAGTTTTGATAGGTCACAACATAACACGGTATGATATACCACTACTTAATAAGTTATTAGGTATTAAGATCAAAGCAAAACTGTATGATACCCTTGCAATGTCTTGGGTTATTAATACTGATAGACCTAAACATGGGTTAGAGTCTTTCGGAGAGGAGTTTGGTATACCTAAGCCTGTCGTAACTGATTGGTCTAATCAAGACAAACAAGTATACATACATAGATGCGAGGAAGATGTTAAAATAAACTGGAAGCTTTGGACTAATCTTATTCAAAGATTTATGATGGTCTACAAATGTAAAGATACATTAGATAAGTACCTTAATTACTTATCATTTAAAATGAAGTGTGCCTTTACTGCTGAGTACTTTGGATGGAAGCTTGACCATGATCTTGCACAGGACTGTGTAGATAAATTAGAACTGCAACAAAAGGAAAAGATAGATGAATTAAAAACAGTAATGCCTATGCGTACTTTGTTTAGAAAGAAAACAATACCTAAAGTATTATACAGGAAAGATGGTACGTTATCTAAGCAAGGTATAGAATGGAATGCTTTACTTCTAGAACATATGCATCCCTCTAACTATGTCGGTGAAATAGAGATAGTAAAAGGTATAGAAGACCCTAACCCTAAGTCGAGTGATCAGGTTAAGTCTTGGTTGTTTTCACTTGGCTGGAAGCCATGCACTTACAACTACATAGAAGACAGAAAGGTTCCCCAAGTACGTAAGCATGGTCAACTAACCCAATCAGTTAAGTTGCTAATAAGCAACAACCCTCATGTAAAAGTACTTGATGGCTTGACAGTTATACAACACAGACTAAGTATCTTTAAAGGGTTCTTAGAATGTGAGGTAGATGGGTATGTACAAGCAGGTATAGAAGGTCTTACTAATACCTTAAGGTTTAAACATAGAAAACCTTTAGTAAACCTACCGGGAATTGATAAGCCTTGGGGTAAAGAAGTACGAGGCTGCTTAGTATCACCTAAAGAAGACTACGTATTATGTGGAGCTGATATGACCTCCCTTGAAGATACAACTAAGAGACACTATATGAAACCATATGACCCTGCTTATGTAAAAGAAATGTCACAAGAAGGTTTTGATCCACACCTTGACCTAGCTAAACATGCTGGTGCTGTAACACAGAATCAGATTGATCAGCATCAAGCAGGTAAGATAGACCTTAAGTCTCTTCGTAAGAACTACAAGGTGGTCAACTACTCTGCTACCTATGGTGTAGGTGCAGCTAAGTTATCTAGAGAGACAGGTATGACAGTACCAGAAGCAAAGAAGTTGCTTGACGCCTACTGGAAAAGAAATTGGTCTGTTGCTGAGTTTGCTAGTGACAACCTAAAGAAAGTTAAGACTGTTGCAGGACAGATGTGGATACAGAATCCTGTAAGTAAGTTCTGGCATACACTTAGGTATGAGAAAGATGTATTCTCTACACTTAATCAAAGCACTGGGGCTTACTGCTTCGATAAATGGATGGCCTACTACCTATCTGTCAGGCCAAATATAATCGGACAGTTTCATGACGAGTCTATTAACATAGTTAAAAAAGGTGACGAAGAAAAACACAGGTCTGTACTTATATCTGCTATGAATAAACTAAATAAGGAGTTAAAGTTAAATGTAGAACTTGGTATTGATGTACAATTCGGTAATAAATATTCTGAAATACACTAAAAAGTCTTGCATGTTCTTTTAATTACATGCTACTATTAACATCTAAACATTATAGGAGTTGTCGATATGGCAAAACTAACACTAACTGGAACAGCACAGTGGGCTAAAGTCTTTGAGAACAATCGTGACCTTGACGGGTATCAAGGAGCTTATCATGACACCAACGGACGGTGTACTATTGAGTTAGCTCTTGATGACGATAACATGCAACGACTCTCTGACTCAGGTTGTATGAGTAAGGGCAAGGCTGACCCTGATGGACGAGGCACACTGGTTAAACTTACCCGCAAGTTTGATACTGCTTATGATTGGGACGGTGGTGCACCTAAAGTGTACAAGGCTGATGGTGCACCTTGGTCTTTTGAATCTGATGGTGCTATTGGTAATGGCTCAGAGGTTTTGGTTGAGCTAGACGTTTATAAGAACGTCAAGTATGGCACTACCACTACCCGACTAGAAAGGGTTAAGGTACTTAAGGCAGTGGGGTATAACCCACAAGGAGGTGAGTCTGGGCCTGACCCCTTTACAGCTAACGTAGTAGGTGAGAACACACCACCACCACCTCAGAACGTAGAAGAAATGGTTGACGAAATCCCTTTCTAGTATAGGGATTAGTGGTGTAGGTATGTACAAGCTATCTACACCACATTTTATTTAGGAGTTGCAATGAAAAAGATAGCAAACATGTCTAACAAAGAATATCATTCAATGGATGGTATCTCTTCTAGTGCTGTTAAGACAGTGTATAAAAAGTCTTTAGCTCACTGGAAAGGGCAGAAGATTGTTCAGTCGGCAGCATTTGCAATGGGTAATGCTGTTCATGCTAACTTGTTGGAAGGAGAAAAAAACCTAGTAGTTAAGGGGCCAAAGACTAAAACCAGTGCCTCTTTTAAAACTATGAAAGAAGCTTTGACTGAAGATCAAGTACTGCTAACTGAGGTAGAATTTAATGTAGCTAGTCGTATCACTAAAGGTGCATTAGATAACCCTGTATGCTCTAAGGTTTTAACTGACCCTGACAGGCTAAACGAAATTAGTATTTTTGTAGAAGACCCTATATCAAAACTAATGTTGAAGACTAGGCCTGACTTAATGCTTGAGTCTAAGAAAACTGTGTACGATGTAAAGACTACACAGGATGCTAGTCCCAAGGGTTTTTTAAATGAGTGTATAAAGTATGGTTACTTTCTGCAAGGTGCACACTATGTTTATACCTGTCACCTTGCAGGTTATGATGTAACTGACTTTGCATTTATTGCTTGTGAAAAAGCAAACCCTTACCTTTCACATTTGCATGTAATGGGGCCAGAGGTTATGACTTGGGCTACTATAGAGCTACATAAAACTTTAGCTGTTATTGCAAAAGCAGACAAGGATTGGTGTTATGGTACAGGTTGGGGTGACTACACTGTAATGGAGAAACCATCATGGATATAAATAGCTATGACTAGAGCAGCTAAAGCAAAAGGCAGGTTAGGCCAACAGGAAATCAGGGATGCTTTACTTGAAACCTTTGATCATCTTGAGCCTGATGATGTTAAGTCTACAGTTATGGGGGATACTGGTGCTGATGTGCAGCTATCCCCCTTAGCACAGAAGTACATACCTATATCAATAGAAGTTAAAAGAAGAAAGACAGGGTTAAAAACAGTATACTCTTGGATGAAGCAAGCTGAGAACCATACTGAAAAACCACCAGTTGTTTTTTATAGGTCAGACAGACAGCCTTGGTTAGTCGTAACAGAGTTAGATCATTACCTTGAATTATTAAAAGGATCAAAGAAAAATGTTGACTAATTCAGATACTTACCCAAACAAAACCGTAAAGATTTGGGGTGTTTTAGAAGGCCCAATGGGTATGGATGATGACGGAGAACTTGTTTATGTTAACTTATGCAAGATAGAGATCGACGGGAAGGTAGAACATGTTGAGTACTATTTTGATAATTTTGATGATGCGTATGAAATGGTCAAGCATTTTCAAACTAAAATTGAACCTCTTGAAGTAACACATGGTGATTGACATTATGTATCTAATGAGTATAACTAAGGACTTTCACTGTGGAGTATGAGCTTAATCTTAAAATAAAGATCGACAAGAATGCTAACTTTTTAGAGGTGGATGTAAAAGATAACTCTGAAATTTTAAAAGAGCTTACACTTAATGCTATGTATGACATAGATGATATCACTATAACTCAATGCGAGGTAAACATGTATGATAACGACTGAAGATATGAAAGCCTTTGATGGCTATAGTAAATGGGTAGAAGATAAGATTGTTACTGACCCTAAAGATAGACTCATAGAGAATGCACTAGGCCTTATGGGTGAGGCTGGTGAGGTTGCTGAGAAGATTAAGAAACGTATCAGGGACAACACTAAGGTAGAGCCTGAAGAAATTGTTAAAGAACTTGGTGATGTTATCTTCTATGCCACTGCGTTGTCTAACTTCTACGGTGCAAGCTTAGGTATTACCATTGCTGAGAACATGATGAAGCTTGATGGCAGGGAAGCTAGGGGTACAATTAAAGGTAGTGGAGATGAGAGATAAAGATGTAGCAAAACGTGCTGCTGAGTTGATGCGACCTATTGAGCAGCAGATTATGATGTGTGACAATAGAGAAGAGACTTTGTTGTTTGCCTGTGCTATGCTTGAAAGATCAAAGACTATTATTGAATCTCATTTAGGTGAGTCAGGACGAAAAGAATTATTCAGAATGGGAAACGAAAGATGAGTAATAATTATTTACCAACAGACTATCAGACCTTTATTGCAACTAGCCGTTATGCTAGGTGGCTAGATGATAAAGGACGCCGTGAGTCATGGGGGGAAACAGTAGAACGATACATACAAAATATTGTTAAGCCTTGGCTCAAGCCAGTTGACCTTGAAGAAATGCGGGATGCTATACTGGGGCTAGAAGTTATGCCTAGTATGAGATCACTTATGACTGCAGGTAAAGCAGCAGACCGTGACAATACTTGTATGTATAACTGTAGTTATCTGCCTGTGGATGACCTTAAGTCTTTTGATGAAGCTATGTTTATTTTGCTTTGTGGTACAGGTGTTGGCTTTAGTGTTGAGAGGCAGTTCATTAGTAAGCTACCTGACATCCCAAAACTTTTTGATAGTGACACTACTGTTGTCATTAAGGATAGCAAGGAAGGTTGGGCAAAAGGTCTCAGGCAAGTGTTAGCACTCCTATGGGCTGGTGAAATCCCTAAGTGGGATGTTAGTAAGGTTCGTCCTGCAGGTGCTAGGCTCAAGACATTCGGTGGTAGGGCATCAGGCCCAGCACCATTGATTGATTTGTTTAACTTCGCCACTACAACATTCAAATCTGCACAGGGTCGTAAGCTATCTAGCCTTGAGTGTCATGACTTGATGTGTAAGATTGGTGAGGTAGTAGTAGTAGGCGGTGTAAGACGCAGTGCTATGATTAGTTTATCTAACTTGTCTGATGATCGTATGCGTCATGCTAAGTCAGGTAACTGGTGGGAGAATGCAGCCCATCGTGCCTTGGCTAATAACTCTGTGTCCTATACAGAAAAACCTGACAGCATTGCATTCATGCGTGAATGGACAGCCCTAATGGAAAGTGGGAGTGGTGAACGTGGTGTATTTAATAGAGAGGCTTCGATTAAACAAGCAGCTAAAAACGGACGAAGAGAAACTTGCTATGAGTTTGGAACAAACCCTTGTTCAGAAATCATCCTTCGCCCGAATCAGTTCTGTAATCTTACAGAAGTTGTTGTCCGTGCCACGGATAGTCTTCAAGACCTTTCAAGAAAAATCCGCATTGCAACTGTACTTGGAACCATTCAGTCAACCTACACCAACTTTCCATACTTGCGTAAGATGTGGAACACCAACACAGAAGCAGAAAGATTGCTCGGTGTGTCACTCACAGGGATAATGGATAACCCCCTTATGACTACAGCTAATGAAGGCTTGTCTGAAACATTGGAGCATCTTAAAAATGTGGCTATTGATACTAATGCTGAGTGGGCTAACCGTCTTTCTATCCCTGTCAGCACTGCTATTACTTGCGTTAAACCCAGTGGAACAGTTTCCCAACTGGTTGATTCGGCTTCTGGAATACATGCTCGTCATTCTCCCTATTATATCCGTACTGTACGTGGTGACAATAAAGACCCACTGACAGCATTCATGAAAGATCAAGGAGTTCCTAACGAGCCTGATGTAATGAAGCCTGATGCTACTACAGTGTTTAGCTTCCCTATGCAGTCACCACTAGGTGCAGTACACACTGCAGATATGTCTGCACTAGAGCAGCTAGAGATGTGGTTGATGTATCAACGTCATTGGTGTGAGCATAAGCCTAGTGTGACGATCAACGTCAAGGCTGATGAGTGGCTAGAGGTAGGGTCATTTGTTTACAAACACTTTGATGAAATGTCAGGGGTATCCTTCTTGCCTTTCAACGAGCATACATATCAGCAAGCACCATACCAAGAGTGTACTAAAGAACAGTTCTATGATATGTGTGATGTGTCACCAGTTAAACTTAATTGGAAAGACTTTAGTGGTTATGAGAAAGAAGACAACACCTCTGGTATGCAGACTATGGCATGTAGTGGTGATCAATGTGAGATGGTAGATATTACCTAACTACATCACCTTGGCATGTGAATAAACTGCCTTAACAAAGGAGATATAAAATGATATGGATTTATGTGGTAGCAATAACACTTACTAATCCTGTAAATGTAAAGAGTTCCTTTCAGATACATGCCCCTAACATGGCATTTAGAACAGAAGAATCTTGCCAATCATGGCGAGAGTTTGATATGCTACGGTTGTACAAGTCACGACCAAACAAAAATGCAAAGGCTGTGAGTCAATGTTTTCCCTTGCCTTTTAGCATACATAAAGATAAACTGGGCGAACAAGGTTAGTAATAAAAAGGAATCGACTATGATCAAACGACCTTTCAGTAAAAAACTGTATGAAACTTATGACAATGCAGCTAAAGAAAAACTTGTAGGCTTTCTTGAAAGCAGAGGACATACTATTTTAAATGATAAAGAAGACTACAATGCCGATGTAGTGTCAGAGAAAGATGGGTATACATACTTTAATGAAGCTGAAGTAAAGGTAGCATGGGTTAATGATTGGCCCTCACACTGGGCTGAGATCAGGATTCCAGAACGTAAGAAACGTCTTGTTAAAATGTACGCAAAAGAAAATGGTGTACTAAATTTTTATGTATTTAGAAAGGATATGAAACAAGCATGGAGGATTAAAGATACTTGCCTTACTGAAGACAGCCTTGCTGAAGCAAAAGGTAAATACATTAGGAAAGGAGAGAAGTTCTTTCACATCCCTTATACAGATGCAGAGTTGATAACACTATGACTAAATGGACAATGACTAGAATCACAGACCCCTTTAATCCTATAGACAATCCTGAACACTACAACCAAGCAGGTATTGAATGTATTGATGCTATGAAAGCTATGGCTGACGGTGTGTTAAATGTCTCAGCACATGAGGCTTACTGTTGGCAGAATGCTTTTAAGTATCTATGGCGATGGCCTTACAAAAATGGGTTAGAGGATTTAAAGAAAGCACGTTGGTATTTAGACAGGTTAATTCAAGAGTATGAAAATGAACCACCAGAGGAAGATGACGATGAATCCCTATGATGAAGGGCAACAGTCCTTTAGACTTGGTAAGCTGGGTAATCCCTACGCAGCAAACAGTAACAACAATAGGAGTTGGGAGTATGGGTTTAATACTGCATACTTCTCTAATTTAAAAAAAGTAAAAGAACATGAGCAAAGAACTAGAGAACGAGGCAAAAAAATACAAGGCAAAGAAAACTAACTCTAAAACATTAAAGCCCCTCACTACACGTAGGTATCTAGCAGGTCAAGCACTTGCTGGTATACTAGCTAATAGTAGAGGGGCTTTGAATATGTCTGAGGTAAGACGATCCGCATACGAGTGGGCAGACTTTATGTTAGAAGACTATTAAAATTTCTTGGCTTCTTCTTTGAGGCCAAGAGATTGTTTTTCGTGAGTTTTTATAAACTCTAGAATTGTTTGGCGTCTGTTTAGTTCTTCTGAGACACTACCAGAATTTTCTAAAAAGTCTTTGGCATTATTAAATCCTTTAAACCTTTCAGGAAAAGCACTAAGTACTTGGTCTAAATTTTTACCACTTGCTTCATACTCTGCTTTTTTCATAGCATAAATATTTCTAATATATCCAGCATATTTATTCCGTGTTTTTGGATTTGTAGATGCGTCATCTAAAACTTTTTTTCCTACTTCAATATTATTTGCAATTTCAATTTTAAT